ATCACCGGTGTTAAGGATTTCTCTAGATTGTACTGTTTTAGGGTAATGCAATAGTTATTTATACCTACGGTATATCCTAGTAAATTTTCGTGATAAGGATTAGGCTCTCTTTGAATAATTGCTTCGATGCCGCTATTAGGTTTTACTTTATAGTTAGGGGGTAATTCAGGAGGCTCTACCCAAATAGCATCAATTTCTTTTAAATTTTGCCCTGTAGGGCTTGTTATTTCGTATTTACCTAAGTCAGCGCCGATAAGTATCTTTAAATTGTTTCTAATGCTTAATAAAATATCTCTTAATTCTGATTCACTCATTTAATTTTTCCTTTAAGATTTCACTATAAGCCTCAATTGGATTATAGTCTTCTATAGCCGTGTCGATAAATGGGCGGGCGGGAACATCTGTCACCGTCCCATCGTTACGCTCTATTTGATACCCTTCATGGACAAGAGCGGCATGATCAGCCGTGTAACCGATTACTTTATAGACATCGGATACATCTTCAATAAATTGGCTATTTTTTAGCTCACCTGTATCTACAATGTCCCGGGGTGAGCCAACTACACTACCGTTTTGACGCACGGTTTCCCGCGGCCAAGTCCATTTACTATCTTCTATCTGAAAGTTAATTTCTTGGGCAAACTCGCCCACCATCTCATTAAAAGACTCAATGGCTAATTGTCTTCCTAGATTCCAGTTAATCATTAAAAAATAGCTGTAAGTTATCCTTACAGCTATTATAGCAACTTTAGACTAACCGATTACGGACAGTCAACTCTTATGTCTCGTGGTGAGATATTAATTTATCATTAAAGACTCAAACAATTCTTTAAATTTAACGTTTCTCCATCCTTTTTGAATTTTAAAAAAAACTTGTAACTCACCGTTAATACATTCTGTGGTTTGTTTACCAATAGTTTCTATGCCTTGAGTTAAAGAATCCGAAAAAGTGTTACATTCTTGCGTGTAAGTTTTTTGAATAAACTACTGCCCGCAATTGCAGTTTTTCTCGTCTATTATGTATCTTACCTGAAAAGATACATAATAGACGCCATGATAATTAATATCTGCCGAAAAACTTGAGCAACTTTCCCAAAACTCTATTTCTCCAATTGGACTAAAAACGTTTAAAACTTGGTCTTGAAACTCTTGAAATGATAGCATAATTACTCCCGTTGATTCGTTGCTGACAACTGATAACTGATAACTGACTAATTGTCGCAGACAGCTCGAAAACCGATATCGTTCAAGCGGGTGTCGCGGCGGTCGGAGTAGTCACGGTAAGGGGAACGGCAGCTATAGGGACTAAAGCCCCAGGAACCGCCCCGCAGACATTTTCGAGACCGAGAACGATTATTATTAATCCACGCCGTGCTATCATCTGGCGCATTCTTATAACTATCGTGCCAATCGTCTTCGCACCACTCCCAAACATTACCACTCATGTCATACAGTCCCCAACCATTGGGCTTTTTCTGTCCTACGGGATGAGTTGTGTTATTAGAATTTCCATAATACCAAGCGTAATCTCTTGACTGAAACTGATTAGCATCATCACCAAAATAATAGCGAGTAGTTGTACCTGCTCGACAAGCGTATTCCCATTCCGCTTCTGTGGGTAGTCGGTATTCCCGAACCGTTAGTTTTGATAATCTCGCACAGAACTCGATCGCATCGTCCCAACTAACCTGTTCTACTGGATTTTGGGGATTTCCTGAAAAATGTGAAGGATTGGTTCCCATTACCTCTTGATATTGTTCCTGAGTAATTGGATATTTCCCGATCGCAAAACTGTTGACTTTAACTTGGTGTGGAGGCGCGTCATAGTCTGACGCATCGCCTATGAGAAACTCACCTGCTGGTAAGCTCACCATCTCTAGTGTGACTCGATTGGGTAGGTTTTCGGTAAATTGGTTCATTTTGTTAATCCCAAATAGTTGATTTGCTGATAACTGATAACTGACAACTAAAATTACTCGACTAATTGACACACGCAACCCGAAAACCGATGTTGAGGTTGAAGCGGATGTCGGGGAAGAGCCAGATACGATACGCACTGCGACAGTTCCACGGATAGCTGATCCAAGAACCACCGCGCAGACAACTATCTTCGCACCATTCCCAGACGTTGCCGTGCATATCACAGATTCCCCAGGGATTAGGTAGTTTTTCCCCAACAGGATGGGTTTCATTATTTGAATTAGTACGAAACCAGGCATAATCTCCTAGTTCATTTTCCTCATCGCCAAAACTAAATCGGGTTTCTGTACCAGCGCAACAAGCATATTCCCATTCCGCTTCTGTGGGTAGTCGATAGGTTTTCCCTGTTATTTGACTCAATTTCTGACAAAAAGCTTTAGCATCGTCCCAACTAACGTTTTCTACTGGATTTTGGGGATTATTTTTAAAGTGAGAGGGATTGGTTCCCATTACTTCTTGATATTGTGCTTGAGTCACCGGATACTTGCCAATAGCAAAACTGTTGACTTTAACTTGGTGTGAAGGCTTTTGATGATTTTGAACATCGGGATCACTATCAGGAGAGCCTATGAGAAATTCACCTGCTGGTAAGTTCACCATTTCTAATGCGACTTGATTGGGTAGTTTTTCGGTCATCGTGAACTCCTTTGGTTTTTTGGTATATACCTATAATGACAGGTATATGTTTGTATGTCAAGTGTTTTTTTGTTTTTTTTTCAGCCGATAACGACGACATCTTTCGGCGTTAGTCATTGAATCAGGGTGGGGGGGTTTTCCTGCCGGATTACCAGTAAAATGATGATTGCAATCCTTGCATCGGTATCTCTGTTTTCCTGACACAGAGAACCCTTTTTTAGAGATTTTCTGTGATTGACATTTAGGACATTGCATTGTCATTTAATGATAGATGAGAATACTGTAACAGTAGATCAATCCATTGATCTTTGGTGTAACCTAACGTTTTCCCGTTAATGGTTGAAGTAATTAGTCCTATTTTGCTTGCAAGTGCTACTAATTCAGTAGATTTTAGCCTTTTAAGACTTCTTTCTGTTTTAACAAATAGTTGCCCGTGTTCGTGAGAACCAATAGTGACATTTTTGAATTTTTGAGCAAATTCCTTTAATGTGTTTAACCCGTTCATCTGTTTAACTCTTTTGTGTTTGTTTTTCTATATCCCCATTGTAGGGGATATGTTTGTATGTTGTCAAGGGGTTTAAGAAATATTTTTAAACCCCGATTAGACTAGCTAAGATACATAACAGACATAGCTTTAAGTGCGATGGTTTTTTGACAAGGTGTACCTTGCAATTCAAATTTTTTGTAAAGACTGCTTTTAATCCCAGATAACCGAGATTTTGTTACACATTGATCCTCAGCAATGACCTCTTCCAAATGATAGGGAAGCTTCCAAAGGATTTTTCGTTCTTGATCGGTCAGTCCGCCCTGATAATAAGGAATATCATAGACTTTTTCAAATTCTTCTTTTGAAGGAATCTTTACATTTAGGGACTCTGCTTCTGTCAATACTTTTGAGGTTTTGTCTTCAAACTTTTGAACTCTTTCTTTTTGCGCTTCTTTTTGCGCTTTTAAATTTTCTAAATCAGATAGCTTGGCTTGGAAAATCTCAATTTGAGATTTGAGATAATCAATCTCATTTTGAATGTCAGCGACTTGAGAATCAATTTTGTCGATGGTAGCAGTAGTCATAATCGTGAACTCCTTTGGTGTTTTGGTATATACCTATAATGACAGGTATATGTTTATATGTCAAGTAGTTTGTCAAACTTTTTTATTATCTTTTTGTAGTTTGTAGATTTACCTATAGTTACACTGATCGCAGGACTGCCAAAAATCTCGGAAAATCAAGCCAATAAAGCAATCACACACTTTTTGACGGATGACAACTGATAACTAATAACTGATTACAGCGACGGATATTTGTCTAGCAATGTTTGTGCTTTCTGATTTAAAGATTGAGCAAATAACTCAATCTCTTCGCAGAAAATTTGAGCCTTTTTAATTTCAGTTTCAGGAATTTGTGTTGTTTCGATTGGTTGTTTATCGTTAGACATGACTTAGTACCTCGTGTGCTTTGGTTACTTTCTATTGTGGATCATTCTCCCAATAAAGTCAATAGATTGGGAGAATCTTTTTTGAACAAGTGTACTACTGATAACTAATAACTAGAAGCTAACTAATCTCTATGTCGTTAGCGTCAGCAAAGTCGTTGACATCCATAAACCAGTCTTTCCATTCATCAGGGTCGGATAGATTGACTTTATCGACTGTCCACTGTCCATGTAAATATAGCCCTGCTTTCCACTTGTCAGGATATGGATGCTTTGCTTTTTCGGTATCGTTGGGAGTAAGAATAAACTGGAGAATGTCTTTTCCCCATTTACCTTTTTTGATATTGTAAAAGCAAGACAATGCGTCAATTAAGTCGTCGCACTCTTGTTGGTAGTCAGCAAAGTTTTCTGGTAATTTAAATTTAGGTTTTTTAGCCTTGTTATCCGTCAGTTTAGGTTCTAGTTTGGTTTCTAGTTGATTGGTTTTTAGTTGCTTGTTTTCCTGTTCCAGTTGATAAATACGAATT